ACATTATTGAACATCTTTTTGCAGTTACCATTTTACCGGGTTTTGTATTTGATGCAGCAGTAAAGGAAACGGCGGATTATTTGAAAGAAAACGCCGAGGGGCTTTATATCGGCAACGCCCAGGAAAACAAGAGGGATTGGGCGGCGGCAGAAAACGCCGTGAATGAAATGTTGGGGCGTTATGACCCAAGCGGATATATGGGTAAAATCATATTCCCGGTATTAAAACCGTTAAAAGAACGCCTGGACAACGGGGAAAGAACCCCGGAATTATTTAACGCCATTGTAGAGGCCACAAGATAGGGGGCGAAACATGAAAATTGCAGATTTAGCATCAGTTTTCAACGGTCCCGACAGAGTAAGGATATTAAAGGACGGGGCGGAAATATACGCCGGATATTGGGGAAGTTTTATTTACTGCACGGATTACGAGAAAGTGCAAAACGAGGAAATAAAGCGGTTGGGGCTTACAACGGAAATTTACCATAGGAAATATAAAGAATTGGGATTAAATGCACCAGTACACCCGACCGAAACGCCGCATTATCAGTTTAGTGATTTGAATTTAGAAATATGGCAAACGGTAAGGATATAAAGAGGGGGATAACAAAATGGGAAAATGTGGAAGCCTTGAATTGGAAGTAAAAGTAAATACAGACGGATTTCTTGAAAAAGCCCAGGCCGTAGCGGATGCACGAAAGGCGTTAGATAAAGCCCTTGATAACCTGGAAAACCATATTATCACGCACACAACAACCGTTAAGGCAGACCAGGCAGCAGCCGGAACAATGGATATATATTGTGACGGATTTTTTGACACGGAAACCCAGGCAATGTTTGAAGCTGTGGAAAATGCAATGGGTTTTAAACTATTCATTTGGCAAAAATATTTCATTGTAAACGGTACTTTCAGAAGATACGGGGAAACAACGGCGGTAATATTAAGGGACCTGTTAGAAGTCGGAAGACAACCGTTAGATTATAGTATTCCGCCAAGTAGCAACCGTGAAAGGATATACCGGGAAGAATTGCGAAAAATTCAACGCCGCCTTTCCGCATCCGGCATTCCAACACGCCACGTTTTTTGGAATGAAAGGGATAAAAGAAATTTCTACACAGAAGCAAAGGAGAATAAAGCATGAATATAGAGCAATTACCAATAAACAATCAGATTGAGCCGGATTTTTTGGAATACATAAAAAGGACTTTCAAACATTGGCAAGATGTAAACGACCAGGGGCAAGAAGTAGGCGTAAGGGAATTAAGCAATTTTGCATTCACGCTTAAAGGGGCGTACATGAATAGTCATTTGGGATTTTTATACAATTTCAATCCCAGGGGAGCGGATGCAGACAATAACCCGGCGATTACCTTAAAAATATGGACGAACAAAAATAGCAACATGGCAACGAGCGAACCACAATTTGAGTTTTACGCGCCATATGTGGTTTAGGCGGCAGCAGAAAGCGAGGAAAACGAAAATGTCAATGTTTGAATTAAAAACAAGGGTGCATGAGGAAGCCACAAGGGAATTAAACCGGGCAAATGAAAAATTCCCGTTATTCCATAGCAGACATGAAGCAATGGCGGTTATTGCGGAAGAGTACGAAGAAACGGCGGAAGCCCTGGAAGAATTGGAAGTTGCGGTAAAAACCATGTGGGAAGATACAAAGAAAAATAGCCCGGATAGCATAACGCCGTTTGCGGCAACGGAATTTGCTATAAATGTGGCGTGTGAAGCCATACAGACGGCGGCAATGCTTTTAAAAATGGAAATGTCATTGGGAACAACAACGGATGATGCAGACGAAAGAGCGGAAAGAGGGGTGGAGTAATGGCCGTATATGCGATAGATTTTGACAACACATTGGCAAAGACCAATTACCCGGAAATCATAGGACCAAACGAAAAAATGATAGCATTCGCCCGGATGATTAAAACCCAGGGACACAAGATTATTTTGTGGACGAGCCGGGACGGGGAAGAACTAACGGCGGCGGTGGAGTGGTGCAAACGCCAAGGATTAGAGTTTGATGCGGTAAACGAGCCGTTGCCGGAGCAGATAGCCCGTTGGCACAACAACACAAGAAAGATTTATGCAGATTTCTATATTGATGATAGAGCCGTGACATTGGACCAGGCGGAAAGAATGGTGGAGCAAGTGGCCGACATTATGAGAAGTCACAATTTATAAAAACAGAAAGCGAGGGAACACAACATGGGAATTGATTACTACAAGGATTTAGACACCCACCCATTTACGGGGGAAAGAAAAACAAATTTTAAAGCAAGAGTATCAGAAAAGGAACAATTAAAGCCATTCTTTGACGGAACGCCACACTATGACAAGGTAGAAAATGTGACACAAGGAAAAGTGTATGAGATACACGAAGTAAGAGGATATGGAGATGTAGCAGATTTTTGCTTTAAAGATGATATAGGGGAAGAACACATATTAGGCAGTTTCTTTTTTGAAAAAGCGGATTAACAGAAAGCGAGGGAACACAACATGGAAGAGTTAACAATTAAAAGGGAAGTACCGGGAAAGATTGAGGGATTGAGAAACGCCACAATGCTATTGATTGCCACAACAAGGGAACTTCCTTTTGTAAAAGAAAAAAGGAATGAAATTGTAAAATCGACATTGGCACGCATTGACCGGGAATTAGCAGCAACCGGGAATATCACGGAATTAGATTTTAAAGCCGGATGCCTTAACGGGATTATCTACGAAAAGGAAGAGAGCGGACAAATTACACAGACCCAGGCGAAACAGTTACGCAATATGCTTTTTGCAAAATATGAGATTATGCGAAGCCTGGAAGCGTGAAAAAAGCAAAGCGAAACCCCTATTGCAAAGGTGGGGACCTAAAACAATAGGGGTTGGAACTCAACACAAACATTGTAACACTACATATTGTGTTTGTAAATGGGTTTCTACTATATATAGAAAAAAACAAAGAAAGGAAATCGGTTGACATGAGAGCATGGATAATTGCCGCCATTGTTGCGGCCGTATCACTCATTATAATTATGGCGGTTGCTGCCCTGGGATTTTGGAAAATACACAAAGCATGGGCGGAAATATTGAAAAGCCAGGGCGGACGGGACCAGTAATTTAATATAGCACAAGGGGGTTTGCCGTCCTTGTAATAGGCCTTAACATATCAACCATTTATATTTTAAACCTTATTCCCAGGAATGAAAGGGCGGTGGGGATAGGGTGGATTGACATAGATTTACTTTAAAGGTGGGGAACGGATGAACGGCAAAAGGAAAAATAGGCATTATGATAATTACGATTATGAGGAAGCATATAACGAGCAATGCCAAAAGTTGGCGGAAGCGGAATTGGAGCGGATGTTAAAAGAAAAGCGTGTAGGATGTATGTACCGCACCACAACAATAACAAGCCGCAACACAAAGAGTGAAACAACATTGCTTGAAAGTATGGTTTACCCGTCATTTAGTAACAAAGCAGAAATGCCAAAGACAAAAAGGAAGAGGGAAACAAGCCCGTCACAATCAAACCTAAACGATAAAAACGCACGCCGCTATCTGATAAGGCTTGCAAATATCAATTTCGGCAAAGGGGACATATGGGCTACATTCGGTTGGAACAATGATTGCATACCAGGAAGCACAGAGGAAGCAAAAAAAGATGTGGTTAATTTTATCCGCCGCATCAACAGACGAAGAAAGAAAATTGGGTTAGATAACGCAAAGTATATTTATATCATTGCCGTAGATAAATATACACGCCCACATTTTCACATTTTACTATCCGGGGACGGAATGGACCGGGACGAGATAGAAACATTGTGGGGAAAATGTGACAGACCAAACACACGCCGGATTACCCCGGATGATGATTTTTTAATAACCGGGCTTGCCACATACATAACACAAAACCCACACGGAACAAAGCGTTGGTGTCCGTCAAAAAACCTAAAAAAGCCGGACGAACCAAAACGGAGTTATTCAAAGTTTAGCCGCCGAAAGGTGGAAAGCATGGTTAGAAACAATGATGCACTAAGGGCGGAAATGGAAAAAGCCTATGAGGGTTATAAATTCCTTGATGCGGAAGTGAAATATAACGGAGTGAATGCAGCATTTTATATTTATTGCAGAATGGTTAAAAAGGCGGATAAGAAAAAGAACACCAGGAGCAAAGGCAGACCAAAAAGAAAGGATGGTGGCAGCAGTTGAAAACGATTTGTATTTTAAACTTAAAAGGCGGCGTGGCAAAGACCACAACGGCGGTATCAATGGCGGAATTATTGGCAAATGGTTTTAAATGCGGTGGAGCGGTACAAAAGCCGCAAAGGGTACTTTTATTTGACAATGACAAGCAAGGGAACGCAAGCCGTTTATTTATGGCATACCAAAACGAGGTTGAAGCCCAGGCGGCAGCAGTATTAAAAACGGCAACAATGAACGGGAAAATTAAGCACACCAATAACAAGAATTTGGATATTGTGCCGTGCAATTACTTTATGGAGTTGGCGGAATTGGAAGTAAAAGCACAAACAGACACACCACAACATGACAGATACCGCCGGGCATTGGAAGAATTAAGCCAAACGCCTTTTTACAAGAAATATGATTATTGCATCATAGACAACGCCCCGGATTTGGGTATGAATGTTATAAATGCCCTTGTGGCGGCGGATGAAATCGTTATACCAGTGAACCTGGATTGCTACGCCCTGGACGGATTGGAAGAATTGACCGCCCAGGTGGAAATAATAAGGCAATTAAACAGAAAGGCACATTTCGCCGGGGTATTGATTACGGATTTTGAGAAAACCGACACAAGCGAAGCGGCGGAAACATGGTTGCGGACAAAATCGGGCTTGCCCGTGTTTGATGCCGTTATAAGGCACTCAAAGAAAGTAAAGGATAGCACATTTTACAAGCAGACACCAATAACATATTCCGTGAGAAGCGGAGCAGCGCAAGGGTATAAAAAATTCACGAAAGAATTTTTGCAGCACGAAGCGGAAAGAGAGGGAAGAGAAAATGGCATTTAATATTTTGGACCTTATGAACAATCAGACCCGTGCAGCAGTTGAGGGCGTGGAAAACTACGAAGAAATAAAACTTGATTTGGAGCAGATACGCATAACAAAGCACAACCGTTATAGCATGGACGAATTGGAAGAGTTGGCAACATCAATTCTTATGGACGGATTACAAGAGCCGCTTATATTAGGCCGTGTGAACGGGGAATTTCTGTTAAGCGGCGGACACCGCCGGGCGGCAGCCCTTAATATTTTAAAAAGCGAGGGACACGAAGAAATCACACACGCCGTTCCGTGCCGTTTTAAGGATATGACGGAAATACAATTTAGAATATCGCTTTTGGTTGGCAATACATTTAACCGCAAAATGACGGATTACGACTTGATGAACCAGGCGGCGGATTGGAAAGAGGTATTAACCCAGGCAAGGAAAGAAAAATTGTTGGTTTTGGAAAGCGGAAAGCGTGTTAGGGATTATGTGGCGCAGATTTTAGGCGAAAGCACAACGAAGATTGCACAGTTGGAAGCAATTAACAATAACGCCGTGCCGGAAGTAAAAGAGCAATTCGCAAATGGCAATATGGGGATTACATCAACCTATGAAGCAAGCAAATTAAGCGAGGATGCACAAAAGGGCATTGCGGCAGCAGTAGAAGAGGGGGCGGATGTAAAGAGCGAGGAAATAAAAGCCATTGCCGAAGAGGGCAAAAAGAAGCGTAAGACCAAAGAGGATGAAGCGAAAGAACAAAGTGTGTCAGATACCGACACAACCGAAGAGGAAAAAGCAAATTCCAGGAAGTTACACGCCGTTAAAATGATTGAAAAATATTATATATATCTTTCCCAGGAAGAAACGGAGATTTTGGAACGGATGTTGGAAGATTGCAAGCGGCGTAAAAGGGAATACGCATTGCCGGAAGATTAAAAAGGGGGAATTTATGCAAAATGAAAATGCAGAACATGAAGAGAAGCGAAACAACGGAGCAGATGCAGTTATTCGCCTGGGCCAAGAGAACGGAAAGCATATTGCCGGAACTGAAATTGTTATACCATGTGCCAAACGAGGGCAAAAGGACAAATGGCGCGATATTAAAGGCGGCCGGACTTAAAAGCGGTGTGCCGGATATATGTTTGCCCGTAGCGTGCGGAAATTTTCATGGGCTATACATAGAATTAAAGTTTGGCAGCAATAAACCAACGCAAGGGCAGCGGGATTTTATGGACCTTTTAAAAGGGCAAGGGTACGCCGTGGCGGTATGCTATGGGGCAGAGTCGGCAAGGAAAACGATATTGGACTATTTGACAGAGCCGGGAAAGATGCCAAAGGAAATATGCGTAAATGCACCGCACTTTACAAATGGGACCTGTGACGGCGTGGCGATTTCGTCCCGTATGTTTGGACGGGGAGAGTGCAGAGAGTGCCAAAATTACAATATGCGGAAAGCGGAAACTGTATTGAAAGAAAATATGGGGCACATAAAAAGCGGTTATTCGTTGCGGATTACCGCCACA